GGCGAAGACCGGCGGCACGAAGGCGTCGCACAGGATGTGCGAGCTGCCGACCTGCTTGAAGGTGATCCCGATGCCGGCCTGCTCGATGGCGGGGAACAGCTGCTCGTAGAGCGGATGGAACCGAAACTTCAGGCCGCCGTTGATCGTGGCGCCGCGGTTCTGGTTGGTGGCCACGACGACGTCCATGCCGAGCCGGGACACGATGTTGGCACTGATGACGGCCTTGGCGATGGCCTCGGCCGTGCCGGTGTAGGTGGCGTACTCGGACGCGCCCTGCGCGGTGATGGCCGCGCCGGGGACGGGGTAGCCGATGATCTGGTGCAGCAGCCGGAAGTCGTCCTTGAGGTAGACCGTCAGGGTGCCGTCGATGGTCGGGCCCTCGGCCCGCCGGCGGTGGATCTTGCCGCTCATCAGGAACTGACCGCGCAGCTCGATCACCATGCGCGCGCCGTCGGCCAGGAGGTGAGGAACGGCCTTGTGGTCGATCTCCACCTCCAGGGCCGCCGTGCCCGTCTGGTTGAAGCGCGGGGTGACCACCAGCGACACGGGGTCGCCGATGAATGCCTTGAAGTTCAGGTCCTTGTCGTAGACCTTGATGGTGAAAGGAAGCTCGGACATATCACCACGCCCTGTAGTAGAGCGGGGTGAAGGTGGCCGTCACCAGGCCGGTGCCGGTCATGGCCAGGGACATCTCCGACTCCACATCCGCCGGGAGCGGGGCGAAGTCGATGGCGCCCAGGCTCGGGGTCTTGTCCACCGTCAGGGGCCCCGCAGCGGGGCCCTGCATGGCGACCTGGCCGGTGGGCCGGGTGTCGATCTCCAGGACCTCTCCAGCGGGGATGCTGAACGGGACGACGATGTTCCTGCCGTTGATGCCCACCGTGGCCGAGGAGATCGGCCCGTAGATCCGCCACACGACGTAGGAATCCACGTCGCCGGGGTTGGTGATCTTCGCAGACTCCAGGGTGTTGCCGGGGGAGATGGTAAAAGCCGGCCCGCCGCTGGTCCCGAAGAACGGAACCTGGGAGCCGGCCTGCCACAGGCCGGTGATGTCCTCGCCCTCCCAATAGGGCTGCTCCGCGGCGAACGTGATGCCGTAGTTGGTCCAGCCCTCGTTGGAGGCGTCGTGCTCAAAGGTCTGGTCGCCGTCATCGACGAAGCGGAGCTTCAGGGAGCGCCGCTTGCCGTCGGGCTGGATAACCACCCAGGTCCCGACCTTGGTCGGGTTCATCGTCTTCCAGAACGCCCGGTCCTTGTCGATCCAGTCCTGGCTTCCCAAGTTGGAGTAGATCTGGATGGGCCAGAAGGCCTCCCGGACGTCCACAGAGTTGCCCCGCCACCGGGCGCCCGGCACGGATGCGTGGGCGGCCCGGTGATGGATGATGGGGGGCATGTTCAGACCGCGGACCCCGGGGAGCATGACGCTCCCGTGGGTCTCGTCCGAGAGAATCCATTCGGAGTCGTCCCAGCCGATCCAGCGCATCTCAAGGCCGGACCATGACACGGGGGGTGCGGGCGGGTTGAGGATGCCGCCGAAAATAACGCCCATGTAGGGTCCTCCTTATGCGTCGATGCCGGCCACGGCCAGTGCGTCGCGCTGCATTGCCTGCAGCTTCTTCACGGCCCGTTCCGGGTCTACGGTGTTGATGGTTCCGACGGTCACGTTGGTATTGCTCGTCCGGGTCGGTACGGTGTGGCCGCCGGCATCGCCGTTGGCGTAGTTCTTCGAGCGGGTCAGCTCGTAGCCGAACTTCTTGGCCACCTCGCTGAGGATCGACACCGACCGGGGCCGCTTGGACACGGCCAGCGGGATGTAGGCCTCGCCGCCGGTCTCCGGCTCGGCGAAGAACCGAAGGACGGAGGACGGACGGAAGATCGAGGCCCTGTGGTCCTCGATGCCGCCGTTGGCGAAGTACTTGTACTGCGGGTTGAACCCGTTCATGCCCCGCGCGAAGCGGTCCAGGATGGAACCCTTCGCCTGGTGGGGGGCCCGGCTTGCCATGGCCGCATCGCGGCCGGCGTCGGCGTAGGTCACGTTGACGATGGCCGAACGGGGCCGGGTCAGCTGGATCAGCTGCCACTCGACCGCGGCGTAGGAGCCCTGGTTGAGCAGGGCCGTGAGCTGGGCCTGCCAGATCGGGTTGGTCAGCCGCATGATCGTGCCGATGGCCGACTGCACAGCAGGGGACGTGGCGTTGAAGCCTTCGAGCACCGCCGTGTAGTCGCCCCGGGCAAAGGCATCAGCCCTGCCCACGACGTCGGCGATGTTCGCCTGCGCGGACGCCGGGAGGGCGTCCAGCTTGGCCTTGAAGGTCGTCGCCGCGTATTCCTGCATGTGGGCCTTGACCTGCTCGGTCGTGACGTTGGCCGGGTCGGGGTTGGCCAGCAGCCAGGCGGTGAACTCGGACTCGTTGAACTCCACACCGAGGCGCTTGGCCTCGGCCTGTGCAGCCAGGAAGTTGTCCGTGTTCGCGCTGAAGGTTGCCTTGAGATCCCACTCGGAGCCGAAGAACTTGCCCCACTGGGCGCGCAGCTCTGCGACGGTGAGCCCGGCGGCGTCTGCGATCCTCTGCAGGTCCGCATCGCCCGAGCGCACGACATCGACGGCCTTCTGCGCGGCCACAGCCGCGGTGTCGCCGTTCTTGATCGCCGCGTCGTAGGTGGCCTGCGCCTGGATCTTCACATTGTCGGCCGACTCCTTCATGATCTTGAAGAGGTCGCGGCCGGCCTTGGACTGCTCGGAGATCAGGCCGTTGGCGTCGAAGATGGACGCACGCGAGGCCTTGATGGACTCAGCGATTGCCTTGGCGTTCTCGACGGCCGCCTCGATGCCCTCAACGCGAGCGATCTTGGCCTCCTGGTCGGAGACGCCGTTCTTGTTCAGGATCTCCAGGGACTTGTTGATCGCGTCGATCTTGCCGGCGGCATCCGCGGAAACGTCACCGATGATCTGGACGATGGAGGCGACTTCCTTGCTGCGCTCCACGGTGGTTCCCAGGGTCTGGGCGTAGATCGCCTGGCCGCGCTGGGCCAGCTCGAAGGCGAGCCGCTGCTCGTCCATCTTGTTGGTGAGGTTCTGGATGCTCTGGGTGTTGATCGCGTTCGGGCCCTCGAACAGCGAGGGGTTCAGGCCCAGGGCCTTGACGGCCTTGGCCTGTTCCTCCAGCTGCTTGAGCTTTGCGATGTTCGTGGCGAACTCGTCACCCGGCGCCATGGGGCGCTTGGAGACGTCGCCGGAGATCCCGCCGGTCTTCATGAACTCGACGAGTTCCTTGAGGTTGCCAGCGTTGCCGATGGTCTTCAGGCTGCCCACGAAGGAGTCGTACTCGGCCCGGCTGCCGGCGATGATCCGGGAGACCTCGCCGATGCTGATGCCGAGCTGCTCGAGCGTTTCGTTGCCGGCCTTGGAGTTGTTCACGACGCCGCGCCAGAAGTTGGCCCAGGCGTCGCCTGCCTTGTCGATCTCGGAGACCTTGGAGGAGATGGCCGTCAGGGTTTCCGACGTCGCAGCCCCGCTGGCCTTGTCCAGCGTCTCGCGCAGCCGGTCGATGTTGGCCGCCGCGTCTGCGGCGTTGCCGCCGATCACGGACATGGCCACGCCGATGCCGCCCAGGATGAGTCCGGGCACACCGCCGATCAGGGCCAGCGAGCTGTTGATCTTGCCGACGAAGCCGGCCACGCCAGTGGCCGCAGCCGACATCCTGCCGACGATGGTGTTGGCATCGAAGGAGTTGATGTGGGCCCGGGCACTGGCCATGCCGGTCTGCATGATCTGGCCGAAGCGGGACATCTGCCGAACGGAGCCGTCGGCCATGATGACCAGGTTCCGGTTCACTCCATCGACTGCCGTGGCCACTCCGGCCGTGGCTGCCTTCTGGGCAGCGACTCCGGCCACCGTGGAGGTGGTCAGGCTGGTCCACATGCGGCTCAGGCCGCTGGCAAAGGCGCCGAACTGGTTGCGGAGCAGCAGGAAGGTCAGGAAGGCCACCGTGCCGTCGCGCAGCGGTCCCGGGAGGGCGTTCAGCACCGTCAGGAAAGCGTTGAGCATGTCCGTGAGCAGTGAGATCGGGCCCCGGGCGACGTTGAGCAGGTTGTTGGTCAGCGTCAGCAGGGATGGGGAGATCTTGGCCAGGTTGTCGGTGATCTTGCCGACCGAGTCATCCAGGATCCCGAGCACCGTGTTGAACACGGGGCCGAGGCCGCGGAAGACGCTGGCAGAGATCTTGCCGACGTTGCCGAGCAGGCTGCCCAGCCGGTCAAAGGCCGGGTTCATGGTGTTGACCATGTCCGACATGCCGCGGAGGGCTTCGAGCATCCCGGTCTGGAAGGTCAGGTTGCTGAAGGTCCGGGCCACGCCGGAGAGGACGTCGCCGCCGAAGCGGCCCAGCAGGGTGAGCAGCTGGGAGGTCCAGGCCGAGGCATCCATGAAGGTGCCGGCCAGGTCCTTGACGCCCTTGTTCAGTTCGGTGGCGCCCCTGCGGGCGCCGAAGAAGATGGAAGCCATCTGGGACTGGAAGGGCTCCGCCAGCATCAGCTTGGCGATGAACTCCATGTTCCGGCGGAAGTCGTCCAGGCCGTTGTTGCCGAGGGCGCCGCTGGCGCGGGCCAGTGCCTTGAACTGGTCGATGATCGCACCGCCGGCGAGCCACATGTCCTTGAGCGAGTTGACGCCGTCTTCGATCCATGAGGTGATGTCGCCGAGCTTGCTGGCTTCCGCGATCCAGTCGCGGAACCGCGTCGAGACGTCGAGGATCCACTGGCCGAAGCGGGGGAAGAACTCCGACCCGCGGAGGCCCAGGATGTTGAAGGCTTCGATCAGCGGGGCTGCCGCCTCGCTGCCGCGCAGGAAGAGGACGTCGAGGTTCTCGAACATCTTCTTCAGGTCGCCCGAAATGGCGATGGTATTGAAGGCCTTGACGATATTGTCGAAGCCCTTGCCGGCGCTCCCAGCGGCCTTCTCCAGGCCTTCCGTGAACTGCGGGATAACTTTGTCCACGAACTCCTGGAGCGAGGCTCCAGCGGTCTCCCAGAACGCCTGCTGGACGGGCTTCTGCATGGTCTTCCAGGTGTCATCCAGGACGCGGACGGCTTCGCGCGCGGCCGGGGCCAGGGCGGCCAGGGCCTTCTTGTCGCCGTTGAACGCCTTCTTCATGTTGTCGAAGGCCATCGTGTTGATGACCGCTGCTGCGGCGACTGCCGAGATCAGGGCCGGGGCCATGGCCAGGAGGCCGACGACCTCGAACATGCCGTCGCCCACGGAGAGGGCCGCGGTGGTCATGTAGGCGAGGGTGTCGGCGATGCCGCCGATGGCGGCGCCCCAGCCGGCTCCCTTGAGCGCGATGGTGTCGAACTTGGTGATGATGGACTCGAGCCCGCGGCCGGCGGCCTGCAGGGTGTTGACGCCCGCCAGGGAGCGGAGCAGACCCTCGGCGATGATCATCGACTTCTGATCGACCACGACATGGAACGGCACGCGCCGGGCGCGTGAGGCGAACTGCAGCTGCCGTGCCACCATCTCCAGGCCGGAGGTGTGGACGGGCAGCTCGACGTCGCGGTCCTTGTCCTCGACCTCGTCCTTGATCATCTCGTCGATGCGGCGCAGCTCGGTGCGCAGCGCCTCCTCGTTGAAGGCGACCGACAGGGTCTTGGAGTTCAGCTCCGAGAGCATCTCGCGCAGCTTGTCGCGCGTGGACTTCAGGGACTCCTGGTCGTCGTAGTTGACCTTGAGTTCCACCGGCTCCTTGGCCAGGGCGTCCTGCAGCATCCTGCGGGCGGTCTTGAGCGACTTCTGGTCGAGCGTGACGTCGAACTCGACCTGCCGGATCTTGTCCAGCTCATTGTTGACCTGATCCAGCGCCGCCTGGATGGAGGCCCGGTTGTTGGTGTAGGAGACGGTGACGGCGGCCTTGCTGAAGCCCCCGTTGAGCCGCTTGGTGAACTTGCGCTCCATGCGGTCCAGCGAGGCGTCGTCAGTGTCGAAGGAGACTTCCTTCTCCAGCTTCTGCCGGCGGATCTCAGCGATCTTGTCGAGGACAGCCTGGTAGCCCTTTTTGTCCTGGACGTAGGTCATCTCGACCTTGGCGCCCTTCTTGATCTCGTCCAGCTCGGCCTGGGCCCTGGCGATTCCAGCGTCGTCGAGGGTGACCTCGATCTCGGTGGCCGACATGTTCTTGATGGCCTTGTCCAGCTGCTGCTGGGCCCGGCGCACCGAGTCGTAGTCGAGGCCGACCTTCAGGGTCATACCCTTGTCTTCGGCTGCCTTCTTGGCCTTCTGGACGTCGGTGACCAGCTCGGTCGTGTCGCCCTTGACCTTGACCTTGACCGCGGTTTCGTAGCCCCGCAGCTCGTCCGAGACCTGGTCCTGGGTTTCGCGCCGGAAGCCTTTTGCATTGGGCCGTACCTTGATGGCTACGGCGCCGACAAGCTTGATGTCAGCCAAGGGGGAATCCCATCTTTCTGAAGAAGTCGAAGTTGTCCGTGAACTCCTGCTCGGACTTCTTCTTTGCCTTCGGGTCGTTGCGCCACGAGGCGGGGCCGATGGTCTCGAAGTCCGGCGGTTTGTCCCAGTGACCGGAGACAGCGGTGTTGAGGTTGAGCGCGTTGATGGCCATCGCCTGGAGGCGGCGATCCAAGGTCCAAACGCGGTGGTCCATGATGGCTTCCTGGCGCGGGTCGGCTTTTGCGGACTCCGACTCGTCGCTCGGGTGATCTACGGCCATGGCGGCGTAGTAGCGGGAGCCCTCGGGGAGGTTGCGCAGCATGGCGAGAATGACGGGGATAGAAGAAAAGACCTCGCCAGCAATGAAGCTGACGAGGTCCAGTCCCCAGAACTCCTTGAGATCCAGGTAGATCTCCTCGCCGTAGGCGTCGATTAGCTCTCCGAGGGCGAGGCTCCCCCCGGGTCGGTCACTTCGGAGTACTGCTCGAAGAGGAACAGCCACATGCCGAGGTCATCCATGCCGGCCCACTTGGCGAGCTTGGCGAAGTCACCGCGGGTGCGTTCGGCCGCATGCAGGGCGTCGGAGAGGACGCTGATCATCAGTTCGGCCTGATCGACCTCGTGGTCTTCAGGAAGTGCCTCCAGGCGCTTCTTCAGGTCGAGCGCGTCGGCCACGGCCTTGCGCTTCTCCTTGGGCAGCCGGAGGACGGGCTTGAAGCCGAGGATCCTTCCGTCCTCGAGTTCAATTTCAAAGTCGGGGTACTTGGCGTCTGCGCCCTTGCGCAGATCGTCGAGTGAAAGTGCGGACATTGCGGACTCCTTCTAAGGAAATGGCGGACTGATGGAGAGGGCCTGTGGGGCCGGGGTCCGCACCCAGCCCCACAGGGGTTTTTCACTACGGAGCTGCGATGGTCACCGAGGGATCGGTGGTGTAGCCCGTGCCGCCGTTGGTGACGTTCACTGCCGTCACGACGCCGTCCTGGACCACTGCGGTCGCAGCGGCACCCGTGCCGCCACCACCCGAGAAGGTCACAGCCGGAGCGGTGCTGTAGCCGGCGCCGCCGGAGACGACGGTCACCGCGGACACCGTGTTGCCGGTGCGGGAGGCCGTGGCCGTAGCGGTCGAGAGGATGACCGCCGGCGGGATCCACTCAAACGGCCAGTCGTTCGAGCCGTGGTTGAGCGGGGTGACCTTCAGCGAGAGCTGGGCCAGGTTCTCCGTATCGGCGACAGCGAGGTCGTCGGAGCGGATGATCGAGACCTTGGGGGCGTAGATGCCCGCGGTGCTCTGGCCGTCATAGAAGACGACGAGCCAGGCAACCTCGGTCGGGACCGGGTTGGAGGGGACGCGCACGCGGCCGTTGACAACGGCGGCGTTCGAGCCGTAGTAGAGCTTCAGGCCCGGAGCATCGAACTGGAGCAGGTTCATGATGAACGCCTCAGTGCGAGCGGCCACGGTCTGCCGCAGAGTCTTGTTCTGCAGCGAGCGAAGCGTGGTGGTTTCGCCACCTTCCGAGCTTGCGGACAGGATGTCCTGCACGGAGGTGTGGCCGACCTCGGTCCACGGCCCGGCCGGGTTGCGGAGGTCAGTGGGGATTGCAGTGCCGACAGGCGCCGTGTAGAAGTGGCCGGTTCCGACCTTCAGCACGGCAGTGTTGTCGAGTGCCATGGATTTTCTCCTAGAAGGGGCTCAGCCCCATAAGAAAAGCCCCGGCGTTATGCGCGGGGCTTGAAGCGGTTTGTGATCGTGCTCGGGGCCGGAGGGCGGATGAGCAGGCGGAAGATGGCCTCGTAGCGAACCGCGCCCTTGGGGAGCGATGCGTACTGCACCACCGAGGTGGAGGTCTGCCAGTCGGAGACCTTGGCGGGATGGGTGGACGCCTCCATGACTGCGATGTGGCCGCAGTTGGGAAAGTAGAGCTGCTTCTGCTGTGCCTGGCGCAGTGCGTAGCGGCACATCTCCTGCAGTTCCTCGCCCTCCTCGTCAGCGTCCACACCGGAGGTGACGGTGCTGACCATGAGGATCACGGGCTGCATGAAGCGGTCATCCTGGGAGTGCAGCGCGAGCGTGCCGGAGCGGCGGTCGCGGCGGGCCACGATGGCCGGCGTCTGCATGTTCTCCGAGTAGCCGGAGTAGACATGCACGTCCTGGCCGGCGAAGAAGTTCTCGAAGATCTTCCGCACCAGCTCGTCTGCCGAGCCGAAGTAGGGCGTGTCGGGCGTTACGGTTGCGTCGCCGTAGACCAAAGCCATCACCGTCCCCTGTATCGTGAAGCGGCACGCTGCATGGCGTTGCCGAGGATGTGCAGGCCGGGAACTTCCTTGCCCTTCTTGGTGGTCCACCCGAACTCGATGGACATCGCAGAGCGGTCGGCCTTGTTACGGCCGCCCCTGCCCTCACCGCCGGGATCGGAGTCCCGGAGGTAGACATAGGCGTCGAGCTTGCGCGGGGGCGCTCCCTCGACTTCGATGTAGGCGTTGCCCTTGCGGTAGTGCATGCTGAGGTTCGCCGAGGCGTCTCGCGCAATGCCCATGGCGGCGCCCATTACTGCTACTCGGGTGCCGGGCATGTGGGAGACGATGCTCTCCACCGAATGGATGCCGTTGTCCGGCGTCAGCCACTCGATGATGTGGTCGTCCATTAGTCCTCCAGTCGGTTGCGGGACCGGATGACGAACTCGACGTGCCTGGTGGCCCTGGAGATTCCCGGGGTGAAGCGAGGCGGGGCCGCAAGGTCCCATTCCTCGCCGCGGAAGACGATCCGCGCCCAGGAACCGACGGGGGCATCACGGGTGATGCAGCGCATCGCCTTGATGGAGACCTGGCCGGGGAGTTCGGCGTCGCCCTGCCGCTGCGAGGAGGTGGTGACCCGGATCTCTACCGGCACGTCGGCCGGAACCCGGACTTCGTCACCGCGGGCATTGTGGGTCACGACCTCGGGGTAGATCAGCATGACCTCCCTGCCTGCGTCGAGCAGGCGCGAGCGGCCCATTACCAGTACCCCAGGGGGAACGGCTTGTTGCCGCCCCAGTCCACAGGTGCATACCCGCGGTCGCAGTCAAAAGGGCGCGACCTCGGAACAGGCCGGTCGGAGCTGGCCAGCCCGACGGAACGCACGTTGCCCGTGCGCCCCAGGGCCTTGACGATGGTGATCTCGGTCTTGGTCAGTTCCGCGCCCGAGACATACGCCTCGGCTCGGTTGAACGTGACCATGTCGCCGCGTTCCATATCGAAGCCACTCGGGTTCAGGAAGCCCCGGTGGGCCGCCTCCACGCAAATGGAGACGGCCATGGCCGGGGCGTTCTGAGCAGTCCATCCGGGCTGATCCGCGTAGAACCGGATGAGGTTCGACGCATGGTCGAGCACAGCCTCCGCCAGCTTCACGTCGTCCACGGTCTCGATGGGCTCGCCGATGCGAGCCGCGACCATTGCTACTGAAGCAAGTGCTGGCATTGGCTTCTCCTACTACGGGGCCGCGACGGTAACGGTCGGGTTCGAGGTGTAGCCGGTGCCCGCAGCCGTGACGGAGATCGCGGTGACCTGGCCGTTGGCGATGGTCGCAACAGCCGTTGCGCCAGTGCCGCCGCCGCCGGAGATGGTGACCGTCGGGGTGGAGGTGTAGCCGAAGCCCTGAGCGGTGACAGTGATCGCGGAGACCGTGCTGCCGGAGCGGGTAGCCGTAGCCGTAGCAGCAGCCTTGGCGCCCGGGTAGTTGCCGCCGAGCGGGAAGGGCTCGCCCTGAGCAACCGGGCCGGTGATCGGCTGCAGGTTGTAGGCCTTGGCCAGGAAGGAGCTGGCGGAACCGCCGGGGGTCGTGGTGGAGCCGTCGCCGGGCTTCTTTTCCACAGCAGAGCTGGTGTTGAGGACCAGCTTCACGCCACGGACGAAGTACTCGTCGGTGGAGACGATTTCGCGGCTGGAGCCGTCGAAGACCGCGAGGCGGTCCTTGACGTAGCTGTAGCCGGCGTAGCAGTCGAAGACGCTGCGGTCGGTCAGGTACGCGGTGTCGTAGTCCATGAGCCAGCGCAGAGCCCAGCCGCCGGCGGAAGCCGTCGAGCCGAAGGGCACGGACTGGGGGATGGAGGGAACGCCGGTGAAGACCAGGAAGCCCGAGGAGGCGTACATGTAGGCCTCGTCAGCGGGGATCTGGGTGCTGGACACGAACTGCACGCCGGCGATCACGCCGAGCTTGGCCGAGGTCAGCGCGTCGTCGCCGCGGGTCTGATCCTTCAGGAAGCGGTTGGACTTGAGGATCTGTTCCTCGAAGTCCACGCCGCACACGCAGTAGAGCGTGTCGTTCGGGGTGCGCATCAGGCGGAGGGCCTTCTTGGCGTCCACGACGGCGTTGTAGAACCGATCCTGGTTGGCAGGGTCGGTGGCCGCGACCTTGATGACGCGCTCGTAAGGCGCCTTCAGGATCTGGTTGAGCACGCCGTGCTCCAGGTAGGAGGCAATCGAGGAGGTCTGAGCCTCGATGATGTCGCCCCAGCCGTCCTGGAAGTCCCAGTCGCGCTGTTCGTCCGTCATCTTGATGGCGGAGTACGGACGGTCAGCCGAGATGGTCACGGTCACGACCGTTTCCTGGTACTGGTCCGTGATGATGGGCTGGCTGCGGTCGTTGCGCGCGGTGTAGGTACGCACGGGGACGGTGCCCTTGACGCGCTGGCTGATGGTATCGCCCGAGGACTTGAAGAAGGTCTTCATGTCGCTGCGCTTGGTTACCGTGTTGGAGATCGACAGCTGGTCGCTCAGCGCAGAAACTGCAGACTGGACGAGCACCGCCGGCTTCACCTTCAGGTGAGGGGTGTAAGACATTGCTATCCCTTTCAGGGCATGAAAAAAGCGCCCTTAGGCGCTGGGGGGTTTGGGGCTAGTGACGGTTCTTCTTGTACCGTTCCCACTCGGCGTAGCCGTCGAGTTCATTGGGCTCGGTGCTCGGGTCCTTGCCCCCGCGGGGGTCAAGCTGCGTCACAACTACGGGGTCGTTCTCTTCGTCGGCCTTCTTGCGGCCGGCCAGCTTGGCCGCCTGCTTCAGGAGGTCCTCTTCCGTCTTTGCGGTGAGGAACTCCACGAGGTCGTCGTCGAGGCCGGTCTTGCGGGCCACGCGCTCGCGGGCGAGCTGGGCCTCAAGGTCCGCGGTCTTGGTGTCGTTTGCAGCCATGATCTGCTGCACCTCTTCAGGAGTCTTGGCGTTCGCCAGCTTGTCCTGGAGTTCCTTGGCCAGGACGCGCTTCTCGGCGGCCTCCCGGCGGGTGTCCTCCAGCTCCTTGCGGACCCAGTTGAACTCCGCGGGGAACTTTTCCCACGGGTCCGGTGCCTGGCTCTGCTGCTGCTGTTCGGTGCTTGCGTTGGGCTCCTGGCCCTGGGTCTGCTGCTCAGACATTCATGTCCTCCTGGGACTATTTGGTCTTGCGCGCCCCGTGGGGCGCTGAGGGATTTGCCTTGCGCTGGGCGTAGATCCAGCGGCGCCAGGCTTTGCGTGCTTCGAGGCCGTAATAGCCCGCGGTGACCTCCGGCCACTTCTCCTGGAAGTAGCGGTTCATCTCGGGCAGCTCCGACTGCCGCGTGAAGCGGACAATCGGGAAGCAGTGGCAGTTGATGTGGACCTTCTCGACGTCGTCGCCCACGAAGGCGGTCTTCTCGCTCTTGTAGACGAATCCACGCGAGGCGAGCATGGCGCAGAATGCGCACGGGTCGGAACTGGTGCCACGGGCGACGGCCTTGACGAGCTTGTCGTCCTGGATCGCCCGGTTGATGACCTCCCGGCCGCCTTCCATCCCGACGGCGTCCACGGTTCCGGATCCGATGGAGCCGGCTGCTGCGTGAGCAACTTCGATCTGGGTGATGGCCAGATCCGGGGTCAGATCTTCGTCTGCCCGGATGGTCTTGACGGCGTCGGTCGAGTGGTCCACTGCCTGCTTCCTGAGCAGCCTGCGGTACGCTTCCTCGACCTCCTCGTAGCTCATGGCCTCTGGCCACTCGTACTCGTCAATCTGAATCGGCCGGATGTCATCCTGGCCTTCCACATCCATGAGGTTCTGGATGAGGGGGTCCACCGGCACGTCTGCGATCCGGACTGACCGGGCGTTCTCGATTCCCTGGGCGTCCTGCGCCCTTAGGGTCTCCTCGAACCACCGGATGTCGGGGTCGTCGCTTCGCGTGCGGGTGGAGGGGAGGGATGCGACGTCAAGGGCGGCATCGCGGAAGTTCTTCCGGAGTTCGCCCAGCGTTACGTCGCCGGTGGAGCCTTCCGGCACACCCAATGTGCGCCCGGTCTCCAGGGCCCGTGCGAGCTGGTAGTAGCTAATGGCCAGCTGCCGGGACATCTTGCGGATCGCCGTGATGGCACGGAGCGACTTCAGCAGCCACTCCGCGGCCGTGCCCGCGGCGTTCAGGGAGGAAACGGTTTCCCACTCAGCGAGTGCGAGGAACGCCGCCGCCAGGCCCAGGCGGGCCTGTGCGGCCTGGTGCAGTTCCTCTAGCGCCAGGACCTCACTTGCGGTTGCCATCTACGGGCTTCTTCTGTGCGGCGTTGGCGTTGGACTTGATCTGGGCGCCGGCGGCCGTGGCCTGCATCATGCGCGGATCGCGTTCCATGTCGTCCTGGACCTGCTCCTCGTGGAGCGTCTCCCAGTCGTCGAGCATGCCGTTGGTCACGCCCGGGATCATGGGCCAGAGGCCCTTGCGGGGAACGTCGAGCATCTGGGCGGCCTTGCCGAGCGCGTCCATCATGACCGCGACGGTCTTGGTGGTCATATCGCGCCACCGGACCTCGCCGCCGTAGGACTGTGCGCCGTCTGCGTCGCCGGCGGCCAGGGCCGCGGTGCGGAACAGCTCCTCGTGGGACTCGCCCAGCGAGATATGCAGGGCGTCGATCCAACGGATGAACTGCGCTTCCGCGGCGGCCCATGCCTCAGCGGACAGGTTGGCCAGGTTGGAGATGGAAGCCAGGGGAGGGAACTGGGAGATCGTGGTGAAGTTACGGGCGGCCTGCTCCTCCTGGCGGAGGTAGCCGTCCAGCGGGGTCTCGTCCAGCTGGCCGAACTTGGTCTGCGGGTCGTCCGAGACCAGCATCTGGGCCTGGGAGACCTCGATGGGGACCGGGATCGGGTCGCCGGCCTCGTCGAGGACCACGTTGCCTTCCTCATCCCGCTTGAAGTTCGGGATCAGGCCGGCCGCGTAGCGGACCTTGAAGGCGCCGAAATCGGCGGTCACATTGGTCGAGAACGTGGCCTGGTTGATGCGGTCCTGCAGCGGGATGGCCGGCTTGACGACGCCGCGGGTGCGGCCCTCGTCGTCGATGAAGCAGGTGTACCGGATCACCGGGCACTGGCCGAGGCCGTGCTTGAACGGCTTGCCCTTGACGACGAAGCGGCCCTCGAAGGTGTAGCTCATCTCCCAGCGGTAGACGTCGTCGTAGAAGACGGCGAGACCGGGGATCTGCTCACTGCGCGGGTAGCTCATGATCGTCAGGACGTGGCTGGGCCGGATGTCGTTGACCGGATCCCTGAAGTACGCCACGGTGTTCCTGGTGGACAGGATGTCGAAGCGGATCTTCTTCGGGTCGAGGTTGTTCACGACGACGAAGGCGTGGCCGTAGGTCAGGACCGAGCGGTAGATCACGGCCTGGCGGCCGTCCATCCGGTTCTGCTGCCACAGGGTCCACTCGGTGGTCTGCGTCTCGGAGGTCTCCTGGGCCTTGTCCTTCTTGCCCTTTTTCTCCAGCTTGCCGTGGGACCGCCGGCGGTAGTCGTCCACAAAGGACATCTGCGCCGGCAGGTTCACGAGCAGCGGTATCCAGTTGGCAATGGAGCGGTGCTGCAGGTCCCTGATCTGCGGAGTGGCGTTCCTCGGGGCGTAGGGCAGGAGCTGCTTGCCTTCGAGGTAGTCGTTGCAGAGATCGTAATCGGTACGATCATGCCGAAGCGTGAGCATCATGCTCTCGACGAGCTTCAGATCGAACTTTCCGGCAGCGACCTGCCGGTTTGCCAGGACGTGGTCTTCCTGCCCAGTGGCAAACTCGTGCATGGTAGCCAAAGGCTTCTCCTAATCAGAACTGGTAGAGCTTCCGGGTGTATTCCTTGGGAAGCGTCTTGCCGGACTCGATGAACTTCGTCAGTGCCATGTAGGCCAGGAAGCCGGCAGCGAAAGCGTCGATCTTGCGGAATGAGGTCTCCGACTCCTTGCCGAAGTACAGGCCGAAGGAGTTGGTGCGCCGCTTGGTGTTGAGGACGTGGACGCGCATGAGCTTGTCGCCGTTCTGCTGCAGCCGGCCGTCCACGATGGAGCCCACAAAGGCCTCCGTCGTCTGGGCGATGATCTGCTTGTTGGCGCGCATGTCGAAGCCGACCGTGGAGCGCGCGCTGGCGCGCACCAGCAGCTGCTCGCGGTACTGTTCGGCCCAGGCATCCACGTAGGAGTCCCAGTAGGCGACGTCGGCGAAGAACGCCAGCACCTTGTAGGTCTGGAACGCCAGGTGGACCTCTGAATCGACCTGCGCCTCGGGCACATGCCACTCGAGCGCGGGGTCGGGGTTCTGCCAGATGGCCAGCGGGACGATGAGCTTGTCCTCGATCCGGATCGCCACCAGGGCGGTGGCGTCGTCGGTCTTGGAGCCGTCGAAGCCCAGGACGATATGGTCGCCGGGCCTGAGGTCGCGCTTGTCTCCCCAGCAGCCGGGCTTGAGGATGCCATCCCACTGACCCACGGTGATGAGGGAGTCTCCAGCCGAGACGATCTGGTTGAACCACATCCGCCTCTTGGAGGCGACGGTCTTGGAACCATCCTGGATTTCCTGGACGATGTCCTCGACGTCGAGCCAGACCGCGTCGCCGCGGATCGTCTCCACGATGTACGGCGCCCAGTCTTTGGTCAGCGGGGCATCCGGATGGGCCTCCAGGCTGTCGTAAAGCCAGCCGGAGTCCTCGGCCAGGCCGGCCCAGACCCTTTCCTGCTCCTCGCGGATTCGCTGGGCCACGCTATCTTCACCAGGCTCGTAGGCGTTGGTGATGCAGAGCAGCCGGCCCTTGACCTTGGTGAGGTTGTTGGTGATGACGTTCATGAACTGCGGGCCGCGCTGGCCCGGGGTCCAGTGGTGCGTCTCGTTGGCGATGCAGAAGGTGACGCGGCCACCTTCCGCGGAGCGGAAGTTCGCACTCATGGTGCGGAGCTTCTGCTTGCCGCCGTTCGCGTAGATGATCTCCTTCTGGACATCCATGTTGAAGGCGATGCGGGTCCGCGTGGGAATGAGGCCGGGGAACACGTCGCGGGTGTTCTCGGTCTGGGATTCCGATACCGCTGTGACCTGCACGTAAGCGTCGGGGTGCGGCTTGCCGACGGGCTCGCCATCCTCTCCCCAGTGGGAGAACTGGCTGGGCCCGATCAGTTCGACAATGCTCAGCACGGCGGCCAGGGGGTCCTTACCCCTGGCTACCACCCCTTCATGCGCTGGAGGACGGCCTTGCGGTATCGGAACTTGCCTCGGTGGTCGATGGCGTAGAACCAGAGAATGAACCGCGCCTGTTCAGGCGTTGCCATCCACGGCCGGCCGTCGGAGAAGGTCAGCCATTCGGCGACCCAGCCAAGGATTTCCCAGCCGAGCGTGTGCTCGGGGAGAAGCCAATGGCCGTTCTCGTCCTTCTGCCACGTCGGGCCGATAAAGCTCGGGGGAAACAGCTCTCGCGCTGCTTCAGCTGACGGGGTAATGAGCGCCAGC